TTATATGTAGAGCGTTTTCGCCCTACCGAACTCAAACATTACGTTGGAAACGAAAACGTTAAAGACACAATTCAAAAATACCTTGATCAAGGTGATATTCAAAACTTTATTTTTTACGGTCCTGCTGGAACAGGTAAAACTACATTAGCTAAAATCATAGTTAAAAACCTAGATTGTGATTACCTTTACATTAACGCAAGTGATGAAAATGGAATTGACACCATTAGAGATAAAGTAAAAGGGTTTGCAAGTGCTGCATCTTGGAAAGGTATCAAAGTAGTAATATTGGATGAAGCAGATTTTATCACCATTCAAGGACAAGCCGCTTTACGAAACGTAATTGAAACATTTTCACGCTCAACACGTTTCATTTTAACTTGTAACTTTATAGAGCGAATAATTGACCCTTTACAATCCAGATGTCAAGTACTTAAAATTGTACCTCCAACTAAACAGGATGTTTACAATCATTTAACTTGGATATTAGCGGATCAATTAAGTTTATCCTATACACCGGAAGATCTTAAAACATTGATTGTGCAATACTATCCTGACATGCGTAAAATGTTAAACGTTTTACAAATGTCTGTAAAAGACGATGCAATTGTACTTGATAAAACTGTTTTAGTAGCAAACAGCTACATTAAAGAGGTGTTAAAGGAGTTGATGGGTAATAAGAAATGGCTTACCATTCGACAAATTATAGCAGATAGTGGAGTTAAAGATTTTGAAGAATTGTATCGCAATTTATTTGAATATAGTTCAAAATATGCACCTGGAAAAGAAGGTATGGTTGCAATTATATTAAACGAGCACCTATACCAAGCAAATTTCAGAATTGACAAAGAAATTAACGTAATGTCAGCTATAGCTAAAATTATAGATGCAATATGAAATATTTTGCAAAATACACTCTTTCGTGGGTATCTCAAAATTTATCCGTACCTTTTTGGATGGTAGGACATATCCACTTGAGCACAAATGTTTATGCAGATATATATGAAATATTAGCTTCTGTTGGAATGAACATAATAGTTGCAGCAGGATTTATACACGACTTTATAGAATATAAAAAAGATAAAACAAATAAATAAAACATATGCAAAACAAACCATTTTATCTATCAGACGAGCACACTCGCTCATTCGGAGGCAAATTAACGGATTTTGAAAACCGTGATGAAGCTACAAAAGAAAAGAAACACCTTAAAGCATATCTAGCAGGTAAAAAAACTTATCAACATGGGTATGAAACAAAAAAGTTGGAATTTGGTACTCGAGTTATTGAACAACGTGTACCTGTTTTTCATGAAGTAAAAGAAATTTGGACACTTAAAAATCAAAAATAAAATGCAAAATCAACAACCACAAATGAGTATCGACTTCGCAAATACTATTTCAGTAGAAGGATTTAACGGAGGAAAACTATTCGGACAAGCCTTTATTATCCGTAGAATTTCTAAATTTTTAGTAGGGGCCGATGAAGATCAATTAATTCCAATCCCTGTTTTTTATGATTTAGAATCTAAAAAAATTATTTTAGACACTCTTCCTCCTGATATTAGGGAAGAATATAAAGATATGGCTTTAGATGTCTAAAAAACAGATAAAAGATATATGGGGGTGGTTAAATGAAATCACCCTCTATAAAACTCCTATAGAAAATATTTCTGAAGAATCGTGGGAGAAATGGAATTCCTATATGATACACCGATATGTATCGATGGATATACGTTACATTGAGCTGGTAAATTATATTCAAACCATTCCCTACGATAACAAACAACAAATATATCAAATTTATAGAGAGATGATCCCAAAAGCTAAAACATTCTTGAAATATGTCAAGACAAAAACACAGAAAAAACCAGCCACTTTAGTAGAATATGTAGCAAAACATTTTGAATGCAGTTTAGGCGAAGCAGAAGAATATATTGACATTTTAAGAGAACATGGCACCAGAAGAGTGTTATACGATATGGGATTAGAAGATAAAGAAATTAAAAAGTTATTAAAAGAATGAATAGAGAAATTAAGGTTACAGACTCAGTGGTTGACTCAATCATTGACCAGTTTGTTTCAAGAGCTTCATTTGGTAAAACAAAATATGGAGTTGATTTAGATCGTGAAGATTTAAATGTTTTGGAGTGGATTGAGCATGCTAAACAAGAACATATGGATGCTATATTGTACTTGGAAAAGTTAAAGAAAATTGTAGAGACAAAAGGTCTCTAATATTTATAATAAAATACTTAAAATATGACAAACGAGCAACTACGCATGCAAATGCTTTCAGGTATTATCACAGAAAGCGAATATAAAGCAAAAATATCTTTAAACGAAGGAGAAGTCACTGTTAAGGATGTAGAAGATAGGATTGAAATGTATACAAAACACATGGCAATGCTAGAAAAAACTCTTAAAACAGCACAAGATAAAATTGCTAAAGAAAAGAAAAAGGCAAAACCAAACCAATACAACATAGAAAAACATTTAGAAGATGTTGAATTTGCTAAAGACGAGATAAAAAAAGATAAAGCCGAAATAAAATACGATCAAAAACGTCTTGAAAAATTAAAAAAGAAAGAATCTTTAAACGAACACTACATTGCAGGTGGAATTGTTGGAATTGGAGCAATTACCCAAATACCACCCCGTGAAAAATCAGATTACGAATTAGCGTTTGAACATTTTTTAGGTGAGCGTTATTTAACTAATTTCGAAAACGGAGAACAAGATTTAGAAGAAGGTGGTGACGATGAAATGCCCCCAGCACCATCTCACGAAGAAACAGATGCTAACCAAGTATATGAAATGGAAGGTGAAGACGTTATGCCAAAATTTAGAAGAGGTGTTTTAAAACAACTTATAGCATATGCTGAAGAATCTGGTTCATCTAAAGAAGCAATCCAAGATCTTAAAGATGCTTTAGCTAGAATTGAATCCGAAATTGAAGCAGAAAAAAACAAAAAACCTCTACCTAGATAATATGAACCCAAAAGACACAATCAAACTAGACGTTCCATTGTTTATTCGTTTACTCGAATATGCTAGAGAAGACGCCCAAACAGACATGGACTTACACAATGTAGCTGAAAAAGCAATTTCCCTATCAGAAACAGGTAAAACATTAACAATGTCCGACTATGAAATGATTGTTGGTGGTTCTCAAGAAGAGTTGGATGAAATGAGAATTTGGCAAGTTAGAGCCGGTATTATAAAGTAAGATGGCAAAGGCAAGAAAAGAAGGGAAACCTAAACGCAACAGAGCAAATTTGGTAAAACGTTTAAAAACAATGGAACGTAACCAACAATTACTAGAGCAATACAAATAACATTTAGGACCGTTACAAAACTGTAACGGCGAAGCCTCCAACGTTCACTATCGTGGGGGTTTCTTTTTCCTTGGAATATTAATAAAGTTTTCATACATTTAGGTTATGTCAAAAAAGAAGGTTATACCTCAAATAGTAAAAGACGTTAGAGCTTTTAAACCAAAAGAAATTGATTGGGCTAATCAAAAATTGATCTCGTACTCTCAATTTTCAATGTACAACGAATGCCCTAAAAAATGGTCTTTACAATATGTTGAAGGGCATAAACAATTTACCTCTACCATTCATACTGTATTTGGAACAGCATTGCATGAGGTTGTTCAACATTACTTAACTGTGTTCTATGAACAAAGCAGTACTGCTGCTGACCAAATCAACACATCTGAAATGTTTGAAGACAAACTAAGAGAAGAATACACCAAACAATACAAATCAAACAACAAACAACACTTTTCATCCCCAGATGAATTAAGAGAGTTCTTTGAAGATGGAGTTGAAATTATAAGAGACTTTTCAAAAAACAAAACAAAACATTTCTCTAAACGTGGATGGTGGTTAATTGGATGTGAGGTACCTATTTCACTTCACCCCGATCCTAAAAAACCAAACATAATATATCAAGGTTATTTAGATATAGTTTTATATCACGAACCAACCAATAAAATATATATCCTAGACTTAAAAACATCCACTTCGGGTTGGAACGACAAGCAGAAAAAAGACGAAAACAAACAATTTCAACTTATACTTTATAAAAAATATTTTTCGGAGCAATTTAATTTTCCAATTGAAAATATAGAGGTAGAATTTTTTATTGTAAAAAGAAAGTTATTTGAAAGTGATGATTTTGTTATTAGAAGAATTCAAAAATTTAGACCCCCATCGGGTAAAGTCAAAATAAACAGAGCAACCCAAACACTCCAAAACTTTATAGATCAAGCATTTGATTTAAATGGTTATAAAAAAGTAGAGCATAAACCACAAGTAAACAATAATTGTAAATGGTGTGTTTTTCATAAAACTCATTTGTGCTCTGCAACCTATTAACATCCCCATATATGTATATACGATAACACAAAATTAACATATATGAGTGAAAAAAAACAGGTATTAACAAGTGTCAAAATAGACAACGAGTTATTTGAAAATTTTAAAATTGAATGTATAAAACGTAAATTTTCGTTTCAAAAATTAAGTGAACGAGCGATTCACCTATATTTAACGGATGAAGATTTTAGAAAAAAAGTTCACAATCACAACGACTTAAGCTTGGAAAGCGAAAATTAAATTGTTATATTAAAGTAAATCTAAAAAGTTATATGAAAGAAAAATTTAGACACCTCCCTAAAAACGAGAGAAAAAAAATCCTATTAATTTGCGATGACATTAGAGTACACTCGGGTGTAGCAACAGTAGCACGTGAATTAGTTATTAACACATGTCATCATTTTAATTGGGTAAATATTGCAGGAGCAATTAACCACCCCGAAAAAGGCAAAAAATTCGATTTATCAGCAGACACAAACACAAACGCAGAAATAACAGATGCTTCTGTTTTTCTTTACCCAGTGGATGGATATGGTGATGCAGATTTGATTCGTTACATGATTGAGGTAGAAAAACCAGATGCAATTATGTTAATAACAGACCCAAGATATTTTGAGTGGTTGTTTATGATTGAAAACGAGGTTAGAAAACATTGCCCAATCATTTATTTAAACATCTGGGATGATTATCCGGCACCATTGTATAACAAAGCATATTACGAATCGTGCGATGCATTGTTGGCAATTTCAAAGCAAACAAAATTGATTAATGAACTTGTATTGGGTGAAAAAGCAGGTAAAAAAGTAATAGAGTATGTACCTCATGGTTTAAATGAGAAACATTTTTATCCAATTAAAGATGAAAAAGAATTAAAAGAGTTAGAGCAAGTAAAAGCTAGTTTGTTTGGAAGTGATGAAAAGGATTTTGTAGTGTTTTTTAATTCAAGAAACATTCGACGTAAACAAATTCCGGACACAATGCTTGCATTTAGATACTTTTTAGATCGTTTACCAAAAGAAAAAGCAGAAAAATGTGCTTTAGTACTTCACACAGAAGTAATAAGTGAGCATGGAACGGATTTAGAGGCAGTAAGAAAAATATTGTTTACCGATTATCCAAATGCAATTTATTTTTCGGTTAATAAATTAACACCACAACAACTAAACCAATTGTATAACATTGCGGATGCTCAGATTTTATTAACTTCAAATGAAGGTTGGGGTCTTTCGTTAACAGAGGCAATTTTAGCGGGAACTGTTATCATAGCGAATGTAACAGGTGGAATGCAAGACCAAATGGGATTTGAGGATGGTTATGGAAAATGGTGGGACCCAACCCCAGAGTTACCTTCAAACCATACAGGCAAATTAAAAAACCATGGTTCATGGGCGTTTCCAGTTTACCCAACAAACCGTTCAATTCAAGGTTCTCCTAAAACACCTTATATTTTTGATGATAGATGTACCTCTGAGGATGCTTGTGAGCGTATTTTTGAAGTATATTCTGGCTATGGGAGATAGAGCAATTATGGCGATAGATAAATTATTTGATACGTGGACTCCACGTGAAAAATATGAGTTAATCAACTGTAATGACATTAAAGAAGACACAATTAATCACGCATTATTATATTAAAAGTTATGAGCAAACCAGTATTTGTAATTTCGTGCCCAATTGACACTTATAGTGGATACGGAGCACGCTCTAGAGATATCGTTAGAGCCATCATTGAATTGGAAAAATACGATGTGAAAATTTTACCTCAACGTTGGGGTAATACCCCAAAAGGGTTTATTAAGGATAATCCTGAATGGGAATTTTTAACAAAACATTTTTTAAATACTCCTCAACTACCAGCACAACCTGAAATTTGGATGCAAATTACAGTACCAAATGAATTCCAACCAATTGGAAAATATAATATCGGTTGTACAGCAGGTATTGAAACAACAATTGCACCTGCTGAATGGATTGAAGGTTGTAGTAGGATGAATTTGATTTTAGGATCTTCTGAACATACTATTAAGGTATTAAAGGATAGTAAGTTTGAGAAGCGTGACCAACAAACTAACCAATTGATAGAAAACATTGAATGGAAAGGTGATAGTGAGGTTGTATTTGAGGGTGCAAATACCGAAGTATATACTCCACTGGCTATGCCTACTAAAATGAAATTAGCAGATGAAATGAATGAAGATTTTTGCTTTTTGTTTGTAGGGCATTGGATGCAAGGTGCTTTAGGTGAAGATAGAAAGAATGTTGGATTGTTAGTTAAAGCATTTTATGAAACCTTTAAAAACAAAACTAAAAAACCAGCTTTAATTTTAAAAACATCTCAAGTAGGTTCTTCATATATGGATAGAGATGAAATCTTAAAACGGATTCAAGCTATTAAATCTACTGTTAAAGCAAATAGTTTACCAAACATTTACTTATTACATGGTGAATTTTCAGATGCTGAAATAAATGAATTATATAATCAACCTAAAGTTAAAGCAATGATTAATTTAACTAAAGGAGAAGGATTTGGTCGTCCATTACTTGAATTTTCACTTGTAAATAAACCAATTATTACAACAAATTGGAGTGGACATATTGATTAT